GGTGATAAATCTAAAACCATGAAAGGTAAAGAAGATTACACTACTAAAAAAGGTGACACTTTAAAAAGAAAAGCTTTTGAAAAAGAAGAAACAAAAGAAGCTGCTAGAACATACGGAATGGGTTCTAAATCAGGTAGAGGATTAAGAAAAGGTATTACACCAAATCGTAATATCGTTTATAAAGAATCTACTCAAGAGGTAACTATGTTGAGAGAAAAAAATGAAGAATACAGAAAAGCATTAAATGTTTTCAGAGAAAAACTTAATGAAGTCGCAATCTTCAATTCAAACTTGGCATATGCAACTAGATTGTTTACCGAACATTCGACTACTAAAAAAGAGAAAATTAATATCTTAAGAAGATTTGACGATGTTGAAACTTTAAAAGAATCTAAAAATCTTTATCAGTCAATCAAAGGTGAATTATCTAAACCGGAAATTAAAAAATCACTTAGTGAATCAGTAGAAAACAGAATTCAAAAAACAGTATCTACAGGTTCATCGACTACTTTAATTGAATCAAAAACTTACGAAAATCCGCAATTCATGAGAATGAAAGATTTAATGAGTAAATTAGGGTAATCAAAAATAAATAAAAATTAAAAACAAAATATTTTAAAATGGGAGCATTATTAGAATCAGGATTAGTTGGTAACATCGGGTTAAAACACCTTAAAGTTATCAAAGAAGACACAATCAATAAATGGGACAAATTAGGATTCTTAGAGGGTCTTAAAGGTCACATGAGAGAAAACGTTGCACAATTATATGAAAACCAAGCATCGTATTTAATTAACGAAGCATCATCTACATCTGATACAGGTGCATTTGAAACAGTGGTTTTCCCAATTGTTAGAAGAGTATTCTCTAAATTATTATCTAACGATATCGTTTCTGTACAAGCTATGAACTTACCAATCGGTAAATTATTCTACTTCGTACCAAACATTCAAGCGTATACTGAAGATTCAACATCTACTAATGGTATTCACCGTAAACCTTACGGAGCACCTGGGTATGACAACGCTACTGATGGACCTGATGGACCAGGAAGTGGTTACAACTACAATGACACTAAAGACCTTTACGATAGATTCTATGAAGGTAATGAACCAGCTTTAGACCCACCAGGTTTATATGACTATTCAAAAGGGCAATTCTCATCAGTTACTGCTAATGTACAAACTGTTGCTTGGGCTGGAGATTCATTAATTCCTTCTGCTTATACAACAAGTGACTACAGAAAAGTATTAATCAAATTATCAGGTTTCGCAAATAATGGAGCAGGTAAATTAATCGGTCCTGATGGTCAACCAATGGACAATGAATCTTTCTTAGCTGATTTAACAATTAAAGGAGCTAATGGAAATTTTACAACATCGGCTAATACACAAAATCCTTACTTATTTAGAGTTGTAACTCAAAGATACGGTAAAGGAATTGTTGAGTACGGAAACAATAACTCTAATTTATTATTCCCTGAAAGTAAAACAGGTGGTGGTCAATATGACAACTTATGTGATGCTGAAGGAGTTATCTATTTAGAAGTTGATTTACAAGTACCAGTATGTATTACTTGTGGTGGTTCAATGGACGGTTACACAGGTTCTACATTCTCATCAACAACTGTTTTAAATCAAGCGTTTACAGGTTCTTATAGAATCTACAGAAACTTAGAGTTTGAAGATAGAATTGGTGAGGTTTCTTTTGACTTAATGTCAGTAACTGTTTCTGTAACAGAAAGAAAATTAAGAGCACAATGGTCTCCTGAAATGGCTCAAGACGTTGCTGCATTCCACAACATCGATGCTGAAGCTGAATTAACAGCTTTATTATCTGAGCAAGTTGCGGCTGAAATCGACCGTGAAATCTTAAGAGATTTACGTAAAGGTGCGGCATGGAACTTACGTTGGGATTACAATGGTTGGAAACGTTTAGGGTCTTCTGCAGTTCCTTACACTCAAAAAGACTGGAACCAAACGCTTATCACAGCGATTAACCAAATCTCTGCTCAAATCCACAAATCTACATTAAGAGGTGGAGCGAACTGGATTGTAGTTTCTTCTGAAATCTCAGCTATCTTTGACGATTTAGAATACTTCCACGTATCAAACGCTTCTCCTGAGCAAGACCAATACAACATGGGTATTGAAAGAGTTGGTACTCTTGCAGGACGTTACCAAGTTTACCGTGACCCTTACTTCCCACCAAACCAAGTGTTAATGGGACACAAAGGAACATCATTGTTAGACACAGGTTATATCTACGCACCATACGTACCATTACAATTAACTCCAACAATGTATAACCCATTCAACTTTACACCTATCAAAGGTATTATGACACGTTACGCTAAGAAAATGGTTAATAACCGTTTCTACGGACGTATCACAGTTGATGGTGTTAGAACATTCGACTTAAGAGAATTGAGATAATCAATATCTTATGATATACCAAAAAGAGGACAAATATTTGTCCTCTTTTTTTTTTTGAAGTATTTATAATAAAATAATAGAAATGATTAAACAAACTTGGAATATAAGTGAGGATGAAAAAAATAGGATTTTAAATCTTCATGAGAGTGCAACTAAAAGAATGTACTTGTCAGAACAAAATGAAGTTGAGCCTACACCCTACTATGAAATAGATGGAACCGGATTAAAATTTAAAGTTCGTGAAGGTAAACTATACTATGCAATCTTAGACGAAGAAAATGGTATGGTAATACCTAAAATTTATATGAACGGTAATGTTGCGGATTTTAAAGTTAATCCTAAAACATTTGAATTACTTCCTAATAAAGGGTTTGAGAATAGTATTGCAATTACAGACGATTTTTGGCCTGATATAGAGGCGGCACCTAACGCTAAACCTCAAAATTATAATAATGTTGATTTTAAGTTCATAGCTCTTCTTCCAAATCTTGGACCAATTGGAACGCCGAGAGACAAAAAAATGATTGGTAGACCAATAGTTTATACTGCAAGTATATTAGAAGAAGACATAGAAATATTAGAGAGTTTTGGTTTAACAAAATCCGAGGATGGTTCAATATCTCCACTTACATATGTTAAAAGGGGAAGTAATGGGGTTTATGTGAAATTATACCCTTCTGCCGGTCATACTTCATATTATTCAGGAGAACCGGACCCAACACCGGACCCAATACCATTTGAATTAAATATTGAAAGTCCATTTAAATTTAATGAAGTGTATTTAACCGACGAAGCTCAAAAAGAATTTACAGATTTTATCGAATCAATTAAAACTAATTATGCTAATGCTACCGGAGATGTACAAGTCATTTCTTCTGCATCTATTGATGGTGACCCTGAAGGTAAAGTTGCGTCAGGTCAAAAAAGAAAAGATTATGACATGGACTTATCTAAAAAAAGAGCGGAAGCAATTGTATCAACTCTTAAAAATAGTTTACCGGGAATTAAATTAAATTTCATACCTAATGGTATTGGAGAAACAGACCAATTTGCTCCGGGTAAAAAATGGCCGAAAGTGACTAACCAAAATGAAACCGCACCTAATAGAAGATTAATTATTAAACTTCCACAAATAATGAAACAACAATAAAAAAAGGGTCTTAGTGACCCTTTTTTTTATTGTTCTTAAAATACCTTAATATTAATAATTTTTTTATCGACATAATCATCAAAACAAAAAACCATAACATATTTGTTAGGACTTGGTAAAGTTCCTTTATAAGAAACTGTTTTCATAGTAACTACTCCGGTTGTCTTGTATAAAACATATGAATATCCTGTGTAAGAATACTTTTCGTGTAATTCTACATTTAAATCAAATTCGTCAAAAAATTTAACATTAGTTAAATTAGTGGTATCTATTTTATAGTTATCCATTAATTTTTTAACTGATATGGAATCACGTTTCCATAAATCGTTTAATTCATAAAAGTCTCCTGCCTCTCTGATAGTAAGTTGACCAAATGATAAATTTGAAATAAAAATAAAAAGAATGATGGTAATTAAGTTTTTCATATGTGTATATGTTTTAATATTTGTACAAATATAAATATTTTTTAATTACCCACAAAATTTTTTGATTATATTTATTATAAAATAATTAAAATGATTAAACAAACATGGAATATAGGTGAAGATGAAAGAAATAGGATATTAAATCTTCATGAGAGTGCAACTAAGAATTTGTATTTAATTAAAGAAGATACAACTCAACCAATTAATTTTAATATTACCGATTCTTTTCCGAGTGGGAAATATAATTTAACTAAAACAACTGAAATTGATAATGCAATTAATCAAATAAATAATTATTTAAAATCCGGTAAAGGTTCATTTAATAGTATTGTAATTAATTCTTCTGAATCTAAAGTACCTAATAGCGGTGTGGGTTTAAATACTGGTGATTTATCTCGATTAAGAGGGGAAGTTGTTGAAAAATATATTAAATCCAAATTAGGGGATTCTATACAAATAAAAATTAATGATTTGGGAGCTCAAGGACCTGAATGGGACGAATCTAAGGGAGCCGAACATCCTGATTATAAGAAGTATCAATATGTTACTTTGGATTTATCTGCGGAAAAATGTCAGTTTAATATTAAATATGAAGGGGTTCAGGGGTTACCTAAAAATAATTTTATTGCGATTTTACCACCCCCATACACAAACGTGTTAAACGATAAAGGAAAATTAAGTTTCTTTACAGGTACAATGCCGGACAGGCTAATCATAACTGACACTCAAAAACAAATTACTCAAGACACGGGTTATGTGTCGACAGCCTTATATTTGGATGATAAGATGAATTATATTCCTGCTTGGGTTGATAGTTTAACTAAACAATACAATCAAAAATCTCCTTCGGTTAGTGGTAGTAAATTAATTACAAAAACTATTTCATCGACAGATGAGTTGGTTTCCTTAATATTTAAAGATGATAAAATAAAAATTATTTTAATGGAGTTGATTAAGAAAAATGATTATAAAACCATATCTTCTAAACTAACCGTATATGCCGGAACCGGAGAAGTATCTATTGGATTTGTGAACTTACTTAATCTATTTAATTCAGGTGTTCGAGAATTTGTGTTGTACGAAAAAAGAACTACACCTTATGAGCTTGTTTATGATACTAGTAAAGGTAATAATTTATTCTTTGT